TGCGCAACGAGATCTATGCGCTCAACAGCAACACCATCGAAGTTTTCGACAACGTGGGTGGCGAGCTGTTCCCATTTGCACGCATAGACGGCGCTCAAGTCCAAAAGGGTTGTCTCGGCACACAGGCCTGCTGCGTCTACTTGGAACGCATCGCCTTCTTGGGCGGTGGCCGAAACGAAGCCCCAGGCATCTACATCGGCGCAGCAGCCACCACACAGAAGATCAGCACGCAGGAGATCGACAACCTGCTCCTGACCTACACAGAGGCGCAGCTGGCTTTGGTCAAGCTGGAAGCACGCAACGACAAAAACCACCAGCACCTCTACGTGCATCTGCCAGATCGCACAGTGGTCTATGACGCATCAGCATCCGAGGCGCTTGGCGATCAGGTCTGGTTTACTCTCACCACAGCCGTGGTCGGTTTCAACCAGTACCGTGCACGCAATCTGGTCTGGGCCTACGACAAGTGGCTGGTGGGCGACCCACAAAGCAGCGCCATCGGCTACTTGGTGCAAGACACCGGCCACCATTGGGGCCAGCAAGTTCGCTGGGAATTCGGCACGCTCATCGCCTACAACGAAGGCAACGGCGCAATCTTCAACCGCTTGGAGCTGGTCAGCTTGACCGGCAGCGTGGCGCTTGGAAAGAATCCCCAGATCAGCACCAGCTACAGCGTCAACGGCCTTGCATGGAGTCAGGATCGCAGCGTCGCAGTCGGAACCATAGGCAACACAGCCAAGCGCCTCGCGTGGTTTCAGCAAGGCCACATGCGCAACTGGCGCATCCAGCGTTTCCGTGGCGACAGTGACGCGCACATCTCTTTTGTTCGCCTTGAGGCACAGATAGAGGCATTGGTGTACTGATGGCAACCGCACCCGTCTCCCGCAGGCTCAACCTGACCCGCGACCAGCTCGCGCAGTTCTTGACCGACCAGCAGCAGATCCGCCAGTTCGAGCTGCTGTTTTCTGCCGTCGATCAGCTCCAGGTCATCGTCGGGACTGATTTCGAGTACCAGGCAGACACGGCAGCGGCCACAGCGAACGAGGCGCTGGCTCAACTGGCGGCACTTGCTCAAGAATCGGCCATCAATTGCGCCTTGGCTGAAAACAAAGCAAATCAGGCATTGGAACTGCTAGACAATCTGACCAAGGCTGTAGAGGGCTTGCAAATGGCACCCCCGCCAAGGGAATTCAAGCGTTCAAGATACGGCTCGTTCTACGACACCACAACCCAAACAGCCACCACAATCAACACGGCCAAGGCCATCACGTTCAACAACACCGATTTGAGCAATGGCGTGTATCTTGGCACCCCGACATCGAGGGTGTACGTGGACACACCGGGCATCTACAACTTTGACACCTCGTTCCAGCTGGACAAAACAGCAGGCGGAACGGGTGAGTTCTTCTTTTGGTTTAGGCTCAATGGCGTAGACGTGCCAGACAGTGCCAGCCAGATCAGAATTCAGGGCAACAACGCTGAAATTTTTTCATCGCTGAATTACTTTTTTGATCTCAAAGCCAATGACTATATTGAGCTGATGTTTTCGGTGAGCGACCTCACTGTCGAAATTGCTGCATTTCCTGCGGCTGCACCCCACCCAGGCATCCCGTCCATTATTCTCACAGTTGCCAACAACATTGAAGGTGTCTTATGACCGTATCCATTAAAGTTCTGATCCCAGCAAAGCAGGCCGAGAACAGCCAGACCACGCAGTACACAGCAGTGAACTGCAAGGCCATCATCGACAAGTTCACGATCACCAACACCAGCGCAGGCAATGTCACTATCAGTGTCAACTTGGTGACCAGCGGAGGCAGCCCAGGCGCGTCCAACTTGATCATGGACACCCGCGCTATCGCGCCAGATGAGACCTACACCTGCCCAGAGCTTGTCGGCCAAGCCCTCGAACCTGGTGGCTTCATCAGCACCATCGCCAGCGCAGCCACCTCGCTGACCATCCGCGCCTCTGGCCGCGAAATCACTTAAAGGAGAAACAGCATGGACAAATTCATGATGATGCCCAAGGGCTTCATGGGCCTGCCGGTCGAAGAGGAATTCATCACCGCAGCCGAAAACAAAAAGAACACCCAGGTCGTGATTGACGACTGGATGCTCGGCCCAGAAAACCCCAGCAACGAACCCACAGCCAACAAGGTGTATTGGGTCGCGCTGGGCAACGCCATGCAAGTGGACGAGAAAGAAGCCCGTCGTCGTCGCTGCTCGAACTGCGAGTATTACGACAACAGCACCATGACCCAGGCCAAGATGGAGCGCATCCCGCGCAACGATTGGGACACCGATGCTGGCTTCCGTGGCTATTGCAACAAATTCGACTTCATCTGCCACGACATGCGCTCCTGCCAAGCCTGGGAAGAGCGTGAATTCGAGATGGATTGAACAGGCCATGCAAATGTGGGACAATCGCCGCACTGAGCTGACCGAGCTGCCAGTGGCTCACCCTTCACAGGAGTGCCCAATGAGCAACATCACGACTCAGGAAATAGAAAAGCAAGTGCCAGCCGCGCACCTGCCAATCTATCGCCTCGAAGCCGAGCTGCTCAAGCTCCCACAGGTTGAGATGCCGGTCGATCACGACTTTTGCAATGGTCTCTACGCTCGCACCATGCACATCCCAGCAGGCACAGTTCTGACTGGCGCAGTGCACAAAGAGGAATCGTTTTTCTTGGTGCGCAAAGGCCAGCTGATCGTCAGCACAGACGACGGCCCACGCACCCTTGGCCCAGGCGACATGAGCGTTTCCAAGATCAACACCAAGCGTGCTGGCATTGCTCTGACAGAAGTCGAAGTGACCACATTCCACGCAAACCCCACCAACGAACAAGACCCGCACGCTTTGTGGGATATGTTCACCATTCCGGCGCCAGCACCATCCCTTGAGGTTGGCAAAACAGCGCACTTGGAGGAATCAAAATGACATTCGGACTATCTGGCGCAGCACTGGCAGGCATTGCCGTCGGTGGCGCGACTCTCGTTTCTGGCTACATGCAGGGCGAGGCAGCCCAAGATGCAGCCGCCATTCAGGGCCAGGCATCAGAGGCAGGCATCCAAGAACAGCGTCGTCAGTTTGACAAAGTTCAAGAGTTGCTCAAGCCCTACGCAGAAGCAGGCACAGGCGCACTCTCAGCGCAGCAAGCCTTCTTGGGCTTGAAAGGCCCAGAGGCAGAACGTGCAGCCATCGAGCGCATCCAAGGTGGTCAAACCTTCCAGGCATTGCAACAGCAGGGTGAAAACGCCCTCTTGCAAACCGCATCGGCCACTGGTGGTTTGCGCGGTGGCAACCTACAAGGCGCACTGGCACAGTTCAGACCTGCTCTGCTCTCCAGCCTCATCGACCAGCAATATGGACGCCTTGGTGGTCTCACCACCATTGGCCAAAACGCAGCCGCAGGCACTGGTGCAGCAGCACAGACCATGGGCACAAACGTAACCAACCTGCTCGGGCAACAAGGTGCAGCAGCAGCTGGCGCTGAGATAGCCCAGGGCAAAGCATTCGGCGCAATCCCATCGGCAATTTCAGGCGGCCTCGGATTATTCAGTGGCCTTGGAGGTAAATTCTGATGCAACCCATCAACTACGGTGTCGAGATTGAAGACCCAACAAAGTCGTTTTTGAGCGCCTTCCAAACTGGCGCGGCCATCCAGGACACCAGGCTCAAGCAAGAGCAGCAACAGCAGCAGATGGCCAACCAGAAGCTGATCCAGGAAGGCTTTAACAAGCTGCGCCAGCCAGGTGCAACAGCAGCCGATTACGCCAACCTTGCCATGGTCTTGCCAGAGACACAGGCCAAAGCTGTGCGCGAGAGTTTCAGCATGTTGTCTGGCGAGCGCCAGCAAAACGCACTGCAACAATCTGGTCAGGTTTTTTCTGCCTTCAAAGCAGGCAAGCCGGAGATCGCCATCGGCCTTCTTGAGCGCCAGATCGAAGCCAAGCGCAACAGCGGCGACAACGAAGGGGCCATGTTCCTGGAGACCTGGCGCGACGTGGCCAAGGAAAACCCCAAGGCCACCGAAGATTATTTCGGCTTCACCATCTCGCAAATGCCTGGTGGCGATAAGGTCATCGAAAGCGCAGTCAAGTTCGGCGGAGAACGCAGGGCAGAAGCGCAAGCCCCAGCAGAGCTGCGTCAAAAACTTGCGGCAGCAGATAAAGCAGAAGCCGAAGCCAAAGTAAAAATGGAGACGGCAACGGACGACATTGCCAAAGCCAAAGCAACACGCGAATTTGAGCAGGCCAAGGCCAAAAAAGAGCAAATTCAAGCGGATACAGAATTAGAAACAAGACTCCAAGCAATTGGCCTTCAAAAATCGCAGATCAACAAATTCAAAGTTG